TGAACCTTCGACTCCACGACGCTGGCGAACCGCCGGAACCAACTTTGCCATACCTTGGTAGGCTTGTTTGACTTCCGCGTCGAAGAGAGTAACGAAGGCATTGCTTAAAGAAATGCTCATTTGGATACCTCATTCGGTTGTTGAAAAAACAGGGTTCTCGCGACGGTGAGCCTAAAAATTAGGGCCGAATGCTTGCTGGTATCGCCAGCCAATCGTCAGCATCCGCTGCGGTAAGGGTCGGTTGCCCGGTGGGCCTTGGCGCGATTGTATGACTTTTTTGACAAAAGCAATAGGGGGGCTTGATTGTTGTACAAAAAAGACCCAGCCGAAGCTGGGTCAAAGGGCAACTGCATGCCATGAAAAAATTTATTTAAAGCTTGCTTGGAACATCTTTTCGACCTTGGTGCGATAGCCGGGGTCGGTTTTGTAGCGTGGATCGTTGACCATTTGGTAAAGCTCATCCTTGCTGGGTGCGCCTTCAAGCGGTGCGCTTTGGGTTGGGACTCGGCCTTCGTAGGCTTCGCGCACCTTCATCAACGCAGTGATGCCGCGAGCGGTGCCACCCATAATTTTGAATTCCTCGAAATCATCTTTTGACCAGACACCCTTGTTGACCAAGCCGCGAGCCCAGTCCACCATGCCGTTGACGATTGCGCCACCGTTGGGGCCAAGCTGTTTCATCTCCACAGCTGGGTCAACCATGTCGCCTTGCATCAGCTCACGCGCTTGGGTTTGCAGATTGCCAACCAAGTCATCAAATGCAGCCTGCGACAGACTGTTGTCCTTTGCCCATGTGGCCAAGGTAGACGCAATAGGGTTGGTTTCGGCCTCTTCGCCAAAGGCTTTGAGGTCATACTTGCCATCGGCTGGCGCTTTGTGCTTGCCTTGGCTGATTTGCTTGCGCAGATCCGACCAGGATTTTGCAATGCCTTCTAGGTCAGGCTCGTTGGAGTCCTTCTTCCAGAAGTTTTCTGGCCAGAAGTCTGGCCGCTCCAAGGGATCATCGGGCTCAGACGCAGCCAATGCATCTGGCGCAACGGCTTTGTGGTCAATCTCTACGGCTTGTGGATTAGTCGGGGTGGTTTGGTCATTCACTTGCACGTTGTCAAGTAGGCCGGTTCCACCGGGCTCGACGGTTGCTGTGTCGTTCATAGTTTCCTTGCTGAGTTAATCCGCACCTCGATGTCCCTCACCACCGTCCTTTGCCCTTCGGCAAAGAAGGCGTGTGAAGGGTCTGTGCCCGGCACGGCGATGGGCACATTCACATACATGTGCTGCAACCATTGCAGCAGCTTCTGGCCATCTTCTGAGCCAAACACCCGCAGCGTCAGCTTGGCCAAGTCTTCTCGTTTTTGGTCAACCTCGCGGATATCGCTTGGCTGGCCAATGGCTTCTAATTCATCCCAGCTCATTTTTCTGGCATCTCCATCATTTCGTCTTCATCAGCAAATGGCGACATGCCAGACTTGATGCGCATCTTTGCGTGTTCATAGGCCTTGTCCATGATGGATGGCGGCATATTTGTAAAGAATGATTTACTCTCCACATCTGTGCTCAATAAGTAATTCAGCTCTTTTTTGGTAAGCGTTGGGACAATCAAAGGTATTTCCAGCTCTTTGCCATCCATACCCACGCCCACAGATATCTCTGTAGACACATCACCGTCGCGTCTTTTGAGCTCGCCAAAATAACCCATGCCTTTTTTTTCGCCGTCTGGTCGGTTTCCATAATCCATCACATTACTCCTTCGGGGGCTGGTAGTGCTTGCATACCGGCACCAGCTTGGGCCTGCATGGCCATGGCCTGTGCGATAGCTTGCTGCTGTTGTTGATTGCGCATCTCTTCCATAAGCACGGCTCGCTCGGCTGCGGTGTTGCGCACAGCAGCTGGCACACCTAGCTTGTCGGCAAGGTAGTCCACCAGCACATCAGTCTTGATGACCAGCTGGCCATCGGTGCCCAAGTTCTGAGCAATTTGCATGTACTGCATGATGGAGTTGACCTCTTCCATGTTTTGCGCCATGGCCAGCGGAGCCACTGGGGTGACCTTGACTTCCAGCCCATTGACCCGCAGCGGCATGTCGATCAGGCCACGCTCGTCCATCACTTCCAAGATCTTGGCGGTGACGGGGATCATGGTTTCGTTGATCAATCGGCCAAAGGCAGATCCAAGGTTCTGGGCCAACTCCTTCATGCGCTCGACGATCTCGGTGGCCGAGCGTGCGCTCATGTTGTCAGGTGGCAGCGACTCATCCAGCAAGATCCGCTTGATACTTTGAGTCATGTCGTTGATCACCAGCTGGCTCACGTTGAAGTCGCCAGATCGAGGCAGGGCCAGCAGAGCTGGGCCTTGTGAGCCGCCATTGCGAGCCACTGGGATGATGGCTCCCGGCACAATCTTGACAGTGTTGGGGTTGAGCACACCATCATCTGCGGCGGTGTAGACACCAGCCACGGCCAGCGATGCGTTCTTGAGCAGCAACTCTTTGACCTTGTTCAGCGTCTTGATGTCGGGCAGGGCAGTCATCAATGGGCCACGGCCATAGATCTCGCCAGCCACCTTCATGTACCGGCTGATCACCCACGGGCTCATCTTGCGACGGCGGTAGACAATCTCTGTCTTAGATACCTTGTCGATAACGTGATAACAGTAGTCGCCACGCTTGTGGTCATAGATCGTGGCCTCAAGCAATTCAATGTCATCAGTCGGCTTGTTCTCTATGCGGCGCTTTAGATCGTCTGATATATCCGCGTCTGGCCACTGGCGCTGGATGGACTCACCCTTCATGCGCATGCGGCGGTAGACATTGTCCACTTGGCCGTTGGCACCTTCCTCGTAGCTCACCAAGAACAGGGGCACGGGGATGAAGTTGAGCGGCTGCACATCGTCGCCGGGCTGCACCATCATGCAGGCGGTGCCTACCGCCAGATCCAGCAAAAACTCGCCCATGGCGATGTCAAAGTTGGACTGGTTCAGCATGGTGAACATCTTTTCTTGGTAGACCTCAAGCACAGCTTGGGCTTGCTGCCTGCGTTCTGGCGGGATGTCTGAGCCAGCTTCCAGCTTGGCCCACTTGCGCTGGGGTGGGAAGACTACAGACTGCAGCCGGTTGGCAAAGCGCTGGGTAGAGTTGATGGCGGTCGAGTCAAAGACGCGCTGCATCTTCTTAGATCCAGTCGCGCCGCCTTCCCACACGCCATATAGCTGGCGCTGGGGCAAGGCAAATTCGTAGGCATCTTGGTAGAGCTGCTGGAATTCGTCCTTCTTGGCTTGTGCTGCCACCTGCCGTTTAAGGATCTGCTCTGGTGTCAGGCGCATGCCGCCGGGTGTGTTCTTATCGTATTCCATATCAATCCTTTTGCAATTCGTACTTCTCCAACATGTTGCGGCCTTTGGCTGCCAGCCTTGCAGCTGCGCCAGCTGTGCGCGGCACCGGCTCGCCCCACGCATTGGCTGCCAGCGCCAGCCGGGTGGGCTTGCCCTTGTCATCCACCAGTGGGCCACTTGGGTTGGTGTAGAAACGGGTCAGGAATGATCCCTTGCGACGCAACGCTTGGCCTACTGGGCTCTTGTCTTTGACACCCGGCTGTAGGTTTTCGCTTTCACCAGAGCGCTCAAACTTGCGCCGACCGGCTTCGGTCAGGCCACCCTCTGGATCCTTGTATTTGCTCACTTCTTTTCTCGCGCCGCCGCCATGTTGTCAACCAAGTTGGGGTATGGTCTGCCAGCTTTTGCGGCACGCCGCATGGCGTTGCGCTTCTCGGCTGATGACATTTCCTTTGGCTTGCCAAGATCTTTGGGCCGAGGCTTGTCCCAGACCTCTTTCATTTCTTTTCCTTGCCAGCTTTAGACATGGCAATGGCCACGGCTTGCTTTGGGTTTGTGACCTTGTCGCCACTTGAGCTTTTCAGCTGGCCAGCCTTGTACTCGCGCATGGTCTTGGCGACTTTGTCTTTCATCTTGCTTGATTTGTCGTCGTAGTGTCCGGGCATTATTCAACTCCTTTTAACATTGGTCTGACCATCTTGCGAGACACGGCACCCAGCTTGGATGCGCGGCGCTCGCCTACCTCACGCTTAAATGTGTCTTCTGCTTCGGTCTTCTTGGCAGCAAACTGCGATGTATCAAATTCACCAATCTGTGGTGCCTCTGGCTTTACGCCAGCAAACTCGGCAGGCTTTACTGGTGCAACTGGAGCTTTGCCTTCTGGCAGCGGTCTAAATAAATAATTGCTTGTCCCACGTTGACCAATTTCAACTGGACTTAAAACTTCTGAGAATCCGTATTTATTAGGATCTGTAAACAAATCTTGACGGTACGGAACAACTGCTCCAGTAAATGGATTGGTAAATCTATAGTCAATTATTGTTTGACCTCTATCTTTATAGGTAAACTTTTGAGATGCTGCAATCCTGTCTCTTGCTCCAGACGCAATTTCAGTCAATTGCTTTAGATATGCTTCGCTGTTTTTTTGATATTCACTGAGCGCCGTCTTGTATGGTGTCGCCACATTTGTGGTGTATTCAGCAAGGTCTTTACCGTACTTTGCCGAAGCCTCTTCAAACGGCTTCATCTTTGCGGCGCTTTCAGCTTGGTAGCCGGTGAATGCTGTTTGGTACTCGCCAGTCAGCGCGTCTACATTGGCCTTGTACTGCTTGGCCAGCCGATCAATATCGGATGTGCTGCGCCGAGCGATCTGGCGTTGTTTGAACTGGGGAAGGGTGGCCATTATTGAATCCTCATGCCGCCGCCGCCAAGATCAATAGGAATGCCCAGCTCGGCATCCATGCGCTCGCCGGACAACAACGACCTGCGGCCTCCACGGGTGCGAGCTTTTAGGGCAGATGCTTCAGACGCTGCGGCCTTGCGGCGCTCTTCGTCGGCTGCGGCCTGCACCTCCTTGGCCTTTTTTTCCATCTCTAGCTTGTTGGTTGCATATTGGGTTTGAGATGTCTCAAACTGCTGGCGAGCCAGTTCTGCTTGCTGCTCAAGGGACGCGCCTTGCTTGGCGTACTCGGCAGTTTGCTTGGACAACTCAAGACGCATGGCCGCTTGGTCGGCTTGCTGCTGCAAAAGAGCTTTTGCTTGTTGCTTTTCAGCATCCCTGCGAGCCTTGCGACCCTCGTTGGCGGTGTAGGCAGAACCTGCAAGAACGGCAAATGCAATTAACGGCATACCTAACTCCTTATTAAAACTTGATCAACTTTTTCAACATCTGTTTCATCGGTCGCATGAATGCAAAACCACACGCTGTTTGTCACCGCTGTGACCTCATGGCTTTTGCCAGCAGCAATATTTATGCAGGCCGGCGCGTGATATTCAGTCTCAACATCATCAACTTTCACAACCACCCAGCCCTCTGCAAGAATGCTCATGTGGTCGTATGTGTGTTTGTGCTGCACCATGAAATGATCCTGCGGCAGACTCACCTGCTTGGCATACAAGCCATCAGAAAAGTGGTGCTTGATCTCAGGCAATTCAATGATGTCTGTACTCATACCAACAGATTCTATTGAACTTTGTACAAGGGACAATTACTGTATATCGTGGCGATATATAGCTTATGCAAACACATCGAAGTCGGTGCTGGCGCTGGACTGACCCATGGGTCTGCCACCCAGCTGGTGGGTGCGTGTCATGCGGTTGTATTCGCCGCCGCCAAGCATCAGGTAGCCAAAGGAGTCACCAATGTGTGAGTGCTCGTTCTTGTTTGGCGCGTCCCGAAAGCGCTCTTGGCCAGCGCCGACCGCCACCCGCTTGAAGTGATAGCCACCGGCCAGCGCTTTGCGCAGCAGCTTGCACTCGCGGTTGACAATGAGCCCCGGCTTGCCTTGAATCAGCCGCTGCATGGGCGCGGCAGAGGCCTCTCTTCGCACCTTGAAGTCGTTGCTGGCCGTGGGTTGAGCTCGCAGCCCCAAGGTTTTCAAGTGATCAAAGGCAGTTGTCTCATAAATGGTTTCTCTGGCCATGCCAGCAGGGTCGCCCCACACCAAAACTTGATGGTTTGGGTAGCGCTGGTTCAGTTCAGCCAGCAGCTGGTGGCCAAAGCGCTCCAATCCCATGTCAAAGGTCACGATCTCCTGATGAATCAGCCACCTGCCGTTGGGTAAGCGCTGGCCAATGGTGGCTGCAGGGGTCAAACCGAAGTCAAGCCCTATCTGTATGGGCACATTGGGCTCAATTTCGGTGTCGCCGGACATGGTTGAGTCCTCGTATTCTGGCCAAACAGGCCTGCCTTCTTGGACATAGGTGTATTCGCCCCCAGCATAGCAGCGAATCCAGTCCAAATTCTTGCCAAGCAGCATTTGTTGGTAGTAGCCAGCTGGCAGGTTGTGGATATTCTCGGCCTTGGGGTTGACTTTCCACCACTTGCCCGACGCAAAGATGTGGTCATTGGCCTCTGGGTTCTCAGGCAGGTCTTCAACGTCCACGGGCACCACGCCGCCGGGCTGCTTGAAGAACTTCCAAGCGTACTGGCCAGTCATCTTCTCCTTCTCGGCCATGCGGTGCCACCAGTGATCGTCGTCCATGGGGTTGGTATCCATCCAAATGCCGTGCCATGTAGCGCCACCATCGCGCTTGGTGGGGTATCGGCCAACCCGGTGGGTCAAGCCATCAATGACAGCCTTGGGCAGCTCACGCGCCTCATTGACCCAAGCACCTGTCAGCTCCAATGACAGCAGCTTCCTGACATCCTTGGGTTGATCAAGGGCAAGGAATATCACCTCGCAGTCAATCCCAGCGGCACCCTCACGGGCAGGCAGCCGGATGTGGTGGGTGATGGGCGGTGTCCACAGCATGGGGCCAAAGGTTGACTCAGGAAAGAGATCCAGCCATGTCTTGATGGTTGTCGTCTTCAGCATGGGGTAGCTGTTTCGGACAATAGCCCACCTGCTGTACCTGACGTTGTCAATTGGGCTGGCCTTTTGCTGTACGGCTTTGATGAAGATCTTGGCTGCACACCCGTAGCTCTTGCCGGAGCCCACCGGCCCCATGATCCCTTGCACAAAGTTCTTGCTCTGGATGAAGTCGTAGATCACCGGCGACTCGCTGAAGTCTAGGTTGAGGCCAGCCATCGGCACGGTCTTGTCGGACATCTCTTTGGTACGGCTCATCTTCTTTCTCCAGTTGTCTAATCTGCCTTTTGCGCCACATCACTCACCCCGTGGTGCAACAACATTGATATCAATCACAGACGGCTTCTCGCTGCCGTCATCAGGGTTGTCAAGCAGTCCACTCGCCTTGGCCAGCAACCGCAGCACACCTACCTTGTCATACAACTCAATGTCCAGCGTGGAGTACACATTTCCTTCAGAGTCCTTCTTGCTATTGACCTTGATCGACTTGATCGCATGCAGCGCGTGCTCTGGTATATCGCTAGACCTCTTCACCGTCACGTTGCCCTGCTCATCCCAGCTCATAATGTCTGTCAGCTTGGTGTTGGCCATGCTCAGCAAAGCATAAGCCACAGCCTCTTTGTTGGCCATGATGGTGGTCGAGCGCTCCAGCCTGCGTTGCACAGACCTGACCCCACCCCAGTTGGTCAGGGGAGGGATCACAGTTGACTTGGCCCTAGTCATCAGAACGGTATATCGTCATCATTGTCCGGCACCGCAGCCTTGGCCGGGGCAGCATAGGGTGTCTGGTTGTAGCCACCGCCACCTTGCTGCTGACACAACTCACCAATGTTCAGACTGATCCAAGGCTCACCAGCCGCAGTCCTCTTGGACCAAGCACTCACCCAGCGAACCTCACCGTTGGGCAGCATCACACGGCCTTTCAAGGTCGGGTGACTGTCTGTAGTCTTCTTGTCGTTCTTGAACAGGCTGCCCTGTCCAGGTTTCATTTCGTATGCCATCTAAAGTACTCCTTGGGCTTATTGCCCGTTGCGTTGAAAAACTGGGGAAAATTTCGGGGAGACCCCCACTACGCTACCGTAGGGGGTGGGGGGCAAGGGTCGCGTACCGCGCACGCTGTCGAACGGCGAGGTGCGGTGGGTGAGCGCCTGGACGAAGACCACCACGGCGGGTGAGAAGTGGATCAGCCTGTCTGTTGGCGACCTGTGCCAGCAGCAGCAGCCGGGTGGTGGTGGGCAGGCGGCTTATGTGGCCCCGGCTGTTCGGGCGGTTGAGCTTGATGACGATATCCCGTTCTGATGGCCACCAAGGCTAAGTCGAGTGTGATCCCTCCCCTGGCTAACTGGGGAGGGGTTCGGTCTGTGCAGCGCAGGCTGGATCGGAGTACGACACTGGTGGCCAACAAGGAGGCTGTGGCGTTTGCGCTGCTTTCTATGGCCAACACCAAACTCACTGACATCATGTCGTGGGATGAGCACGGCAATGTGAAGGTCAAGGCCAGCCACCTGATCCCGGAGCATGCGCTGCATGCGATCAAGTCAATCAAGGTGAGGACGGAGAAGGACGGGGCCAGCACTTTGGATATTGAGCTGTACGACAAGGTGGGGGTGCTCAGGCTGCTGGCCAAGGCCAGTGGGTTGCTGGACAGCCCTGATGACAACGACAAGCCATCTGTGATTGACATCAATGTGGTGGCGCCAAGGGAGCAGACATGAGCACCAGGAGACATTGCGACACGGGGCGGGTGGACTGCCCGCACCTGCCCGAGTGTGTGTGGGAGTGCCACTATGACACCGCTGTGATGGAAAGGCGCAGGGTCAAGCCCTACCCGGCAGTGCCAGAAGACATCGAGCCTGTGCCGGAAAAGTGGCACACGGTTGGCACGGTGATGCTGACCGGCATCATGGCGGTGCTGGCTGTGATCTGCTTGGCGCTGTTCTTCACTGGCGTTTGGATTTGGAGCTTGCTGATATGACACAAGAAAACCCAATAAAACAAAGCATTGCGTGGCTTGTTGAATGCGGCTGGAGCAAAGAGCAGGCAACCAACTTGGCTGGTGCAATCAAGGCCGATACCCCCGAGCAATTGTGGGAGGTTGCGCCCTTGTGGCTAGAACACTGCGGGGACAGCATGAGGTATGTCAACAACATGCTGGGCAGTGTGGCGATGGGCTTGATTGAGGTCACTCAAGGTGAGGATGGCGAGTGGCTGTTCAAGCTAAATGACAAGGGCATGGGTGTTGGAAAACAATTAAACGAGGAAAAATCATGACTGAGCACCAAGCAATGGCGGCAACGCCACACGCAGAACTACTTGCCCAGTTGATGAACCCAAACAACTTAAAGAACGAGCGTGAACACGCCGCTGTGCGGGAGATTGAACGACTGCGTGAAGCCTTGGCGCAGCCAGAGCAGAGGCCTGTGGCTTGGATGTACACAAGCAAATGGAAGGGTAACGAGCGATTCATTACACACTTTCAAACTGACTTGTCCACATATAAGGCAGATGAGGTGTGGCCCCTTTTCACATCACCACCCCAGCGCCAGTTGGAATCAACGACAGACATGATGATGGAGTTGGCTGACCGCTTGGGCGAGTTGCCTGATGACATAGACCCCCGCGCTTGGGAGCATTTGTTGGTGTATGCATCAAAGCGCCAGCCGATGACGGATGAAGATTTGGATTTGATGTGTGAGAAAGCGTTATTTTGTCGGATCAGTTTTCAGCAGTTTGCTCGCAGCATTGAAGCCGCCCACGACATAGGAGATAAGACATGACAACACGCATAGTGACAGACGCTAACGGACGCAAGCACATTACAAACGAGCCGTTACTTCATCCACCAAGCAAGAAATGGGTAGGGTTGACAGGGTGGGAGCGCGAGGCTATTGCGCTTGAGTGCGGGGCCATGTCTGCTGACTGGCTGGTGTTCGTGGAGGCTGTGGAACGGGCTTTGAAGGAGAAGAACACATGAAAACAATCATTGAGATGGCGCGTGAGGCTGGAGCCGCTGTAGGAAACCCCGTGGTGGGTGGTCCAGAAATTATTTTTCCTCAGTGCTTGGATGTTCAACGCTTTGCCGAACTTGTCCGTGCTGATGAGCGCCGCCGCATCACCAACCTGATGCTGTACATGCACAACAAAGCCTCGCCATACCACAACTACTACAAGCACGCCGCTGTAGAAATCAACCGCAAAGACGGAGAAGGAGAAAAGATATGAACAACATGACTGTTATCGCGCTGCCAGCCAGCGTCAACTACACAGCCGAGCAAGCGCTGAACTCAGCCCTAATGAAGGAGCTTACCGATGTGCTGGTGCTGGGCTACGACTCAGCGGGCGTGCTCATTGTCAGGTCGTCAAAGATGACCCGCGCCGAGGGCTTGTTCATGACCAAGAAAGCCGAGCAGTGGGTTATGGAAGGAGGCTTGGAATGAACAAGAAACTGCACCTGATAACTGAGTTCTGGCCCCGCAAGTGGCCGTGCTTTGCCGTGGGGTTCATAGCCAGTGGCAATGAGTTTGTGTTGCACCTTTGGCTAGTGTGTTTCCGTGTTCGGTGGGGGTATT